AGCGAAGTGAGTGCTTACTTCGCTTGCATATAATAAAAAACCCGATTATCTCGGGTTTTTTGGATTATAGCGGTTTTGAATTTGCTAATGCTTCGAAAATAACTTTTAAAGCATTTTTATTTGCCTTAGTTAATGATTCAATATCATTTTCGGGTAATCGCAAAATCGCGCCAATAGCGTCCGCATGAGCGTCTTTTTTAGTAACTGATTCGCCCGATTTTGTTTTATATTCTTTTTTAATATAAACCTTTTCGCGTGACAATTTAGCCACAATAGAGCGAACAGTTTTACCGAGATTATCTGCGATAATCTCAACTGATTTTCCCGCCTGATAATCGGCGATAATTTGAACAGTTTGCTCAGGGGTATAATTAGTCGTTTTCATTTTTAATTTCTCCTATTTTAAAATGAATTGTATAAGCCAAGAATATTAGCCAAAAAAAATGTACCATTAAGGGTTATTAATGATTTATCTTTTCTAGAAAATCCTACAATCAACCAAGATAATGAACCGATAATAAAAAAGCAATATCCTAGAAAAAATAATTTTGAAGCCACAATAAATGCACCGATAATGGAAGCCATTGTGCCAAGCCAAGAAATTTTATTTATCATTTGCAAACCAATCTAAAATCATTTCAGCAATTATAACACCAAAAAACAAGTAAGTAAACAAAAAAAGCCAAGAAATTAAAATCATTTTTCTATATCCATTGAGTGATATTTTTCAGGCGGTAAACCATAGTTTACCATAATTTCACGCCATTTTTCACCATGACCACAATTTTTTTCGCTATCGCCGAAAAGATTATAATCGGCTTGGTGAATAATCTCATGAGGCAAAATTACGTCAATCATTATATCACAATTTCGCTTGGTGTTGAAAAATTTATAACCTAGTTCAATTATATTTTTTTCTTGGTGGCATTGTCCTGCAGTTCGCCAAAATCTACCATTAAGGGAAATTTTGGGACAATCAAATTTTGTTAGGTCGGGATACATTTCGCAAAGCGAATCCCAAACCATAACCGCTTCGCGGTTCAAAAGGTTTAAAAGTGTTTTCTTGTCCATGTTGCCAATTATACACGAAAAAAGCCTAAAAAATAATAACCCTACAAAAAATATGTTATAAAAATTCCTTGACACCGGCTCCAAAATTATGATATAATTTTGGCGCAGTTTTTGAATACTTTTGTTTTCAAATTTAATGGGAAACAAAAGTATTCATTTTTAAAGCGAAAAAAAAGCCCAAAAAATATCATTTTTTGGGCATTAATTTATAGAAAATAATAATAGATAAAAAGATTATATTTGCAGTATAGTTAAATAATAATGGCAAATCTAATTTAGGCAAAATATAAATAAAGGTTAATATCTCGCCTAAAAACCACATTCCAATAAAACCCCAAGTTAATCCCTCTGAGGATTTTGTTTTAATAGATTCTATTGCCTGAGGTAATCCGCAAAATGCTAATAATATTGAGCCAAGCCAACCGATATTTTCCATTATATAATCTCCGAAACTGTTTGAATAATAAAAGGCTTTTTATTATATTCTGATTCTAGCCTTTTATCATCATATAAATGCAGGCACAATGCCATAATCCATAATGCCCTGATTTTATTATTTAGCAACATAATGGTTTTTAACCTGAAAATCTTTCCAAGCATAAGGCTTGATATTATCTTGCCAATTGCGTTTTTTAATAATATTTTGCAAAATCGGCAGTTCAAAATCTCGCGCGTCTTCTAATGCAGTGTGAGGTTCATCAATAATTTGATTATTTAAAAAACCGCATACAATCTCGGCGTTGGTTTTAAATGTCATATTGCCCTTTGAAGTCGCATTATTAAAAGCGTGATTTTCTAGGGCAAAAGTTTTAAAAGGCTTTTTTGTGCAAATATTGCCGATTGAGGCTTGCCATAAGCAAAATTTTGAGGTAAAGCCTGAAAGATCAATGCCAGTATTAGCGCATTTTGAAAGGTCAAAAGCCAAATTGTAAGCGGTCAATTGTGGGTTATACTTGCCAATTGCTTGATTGATCCATTTATTAATTGCCGAAACTGAAGCCAGCATCCGTGTGCCTGAATCTAGCATCGCATCATATACCGCTTTGCGTTTTTGCAAACCCGCATAACCCCAAATATCGTTGGCTTTTTTGTCGTGGAATAATTCCATTTTGTCGAAGTGGTCTTTTACCAGAACCGCGCATTGATTGTAAATTTTGCCCTCGCGGTCAACAATGATAATTGCAAAATCGGCAACTGTGTCGTTGATTGTGGTCTCGGTGTCCAAGATTGCAAAGAATTGTTTTTTAGCCATTTTATGTGCCTTAGTTGGTAAGCCTAGATTATAACACGATTTTTAAGAATTTTCTACAATTCTCAAAATTATTTTAGTGTCCCTGAACTGAGGGAATATAAACGCCCCGAATATTGAATCTATCACAAACCGCTTTTAAGTAAGAAATATTATCCTCATAAAAAACAAATTCAGCGTTTTTGAATGTAATCAAATTAAAGAATTTTGCTAAGCCATTGATTTTTAGGGTTTTGCCTGATACATCATCGCCCGCTTTGCGTGAGATAAAATAATCGGGTTCGCCTAAAATTTCCTTGACAAATTGCCAATCGGGTGAATTCATTACGCGGGCAGTAGCGATAATTACATAACAATTTTCGTCTTGCAAGTCTCGGCGATATTGCTCATACAGTGGCAACAATCCGTCTTGCATTGCAAGGTCTTCATTTTCACGCCAAAAATCAAGGTCGATTCGTTCGCCTGATTCGTCAACAATTGTTCTGTATCTGTGAGAACTATCAACAATTGTTCCGTCCATGTCATAAATTGCAACGCGGTTAATTTTAGCCATTTTTAGTCTTTCAAGAAAAATTGTTTGATAGCCGAATTATACTCGGAAATTGTTGCAAATGCAAGCCCATGACGATCACAAAAGCGATTGAATCGGGAAATTTGAGAAGGTGAATAAATTGTTTTCATGGGTGAATTATAGCATGAATTTTGCAAAATACCTTGTTGTATTTTAATCACACACAAAAAATAAGTTATTAAAAAATCCTTGACACGCCCCAATTTTATGTGATAAAATTGGCGCAAACTTGAATACCTGAGTATTCAAATTTACTGGGAAACAAAAGTATTCTTTTTATCTGCCCATGCTTACAATATCAATGCCATAGTATGCGTTAAAATAATTGCGCCATTGTGTGAAACCTGATGCTGTATCATGGTCTAGATCAATATCTTTTTCCATTTGCCATGCGTGCACATACTCATGCGCTAGTGTAGAAAATAAGTCAAGGTCTGATTTTACTTCGCTTGTTGCAATGCGAATCTTATGATTGTATTTCTTTCCAGTCTTTTCGCCCTCATACATTCCCATGCACGAATCGCCATCGAATCGCAAAACCTTAGTTTTTGCAAAGTTAACCCTATGCTTTAGCTTGAATGTATCCTGTAACATAAGCTGGAACAAACGAACATTATCAGAACGAATCATTTTAATCTACCTCAACTGAAACAATTTCACCTTCAGGTGTCATGCAATAGTAAGCCGAAACCCTGTTATAACCTACCTCATACCAACCCGAAGCCCTAGCCCTGATTGTAGCATATTCCCGATATTGTGCGGGAATTGCATTTAAGATTGCTGTTTTAATTTTTTCGTTTATCATGGTATAGATTATAACACAGTTTTAAAAGATAGGGGCAAAGCCCCTATTGTTTACAAGGTCTTTTCAGCCTTGATAAATTCTACAATCTTTGCCAATGCTACTTTGTTGGCTTTGGTCAATGATTCCGTGTCGGCTTCGGTCAAGCCCAATGCCTCACCGATAAAATCAGCATGAGTGTCCTTTTTAACGGGTGTCTCGCCTGATTTTGTTTTGTAAGCCTTAGCAACATAAACCTTTTCGCGTGACAGTTTGGCAACAACTGAACGAACAGTTTTGCCCAATGCCTCAGCGATTGTATCAACAGTCATGCCAGCTTGATAGTCGGCAACCATGCGGGCAGTTTGCTCCGCAGTATAATTTACAGTTTTCGTAGTCATCTTATTTTCTCCTAAAAAGATATTATAACATCATGGCTTCATCATTGCAAGCCATACCCACAATGGTGAAAAGGTTATTGCAACAAATAAAGTTGCTTGTAAAATTTCTTTTATCATGTTTTGGTATTTTGTCATCATGTGTTTATTATAACACAGTCAACAGAAAATTATCAAGTGTGCCAAAATACAACATAGGGATAAACCCCTATTGACACAGGGGCGGTTATTAGACTATGACTTAAACGCACGCTATAGGACCCACCCACACGGCCTACATAAGGAAATTTTCCAAACACCCCAAGGTGCCTAAACTGCACAAAGTGACCCTCAACTGCACAAACCAGCCCACACCACACCAAAAATTCACTTGCTTATTTGTCCCTAAACTGGTATAATCAACACAAAAGGATACCATTATGACAACCCACCTACCTGCCGAAACTGTACGCATCTCACCCGAAGCACTGGAAGTTGCCAACTGTTACTTGCAACTCAACGACGCACGTGCAGTCGCCCAAGAACTGGACTTAGATCCCGAAATCGTAACCAACTTACTAGCCCGCCGTGAAGTCAAAACATATATCGATTCGGTATTTTTTGATAGTGGCTACAACAATCGCTTTTTGATGCGACGTGCCATGGATGCACTAATCAAACAAAAGTTCTCCGAGCTTGAGGAGTCGCAAACTGGGTCTACAAAAGACATTGCTGAATTGCTACAAATGTCCCATAAAATGTCCATGGACTTGCTAGACCGTGAGATTCAGTTGGAAAAAGCCCGGACCGCAACTGGACCGCAAAAGCAAGTTAATGTTCAAATCAACGAAGGTTTGGACGGGTCTAAATATGGTCAATTAGTTCAAAAACTGATTAGTGGAGAAGGCATTTAATGTTTGAAGCAATCATATTTGCAATTGTATTTATTTTAGTTTTGTTTGGAAATTAATGTTAGTAGTCTCACGCCCCGACGTCAACTGTGATGCTATTGTGGAATTTGATCCCCAACGCAGATTTATCAAGCTGCCTATTGTCAACTATCTTAAGTTGCTTAATATTTGGGAAACCATCAACCGACCCCAAATCGCACTAATCAACGCTGTTAACGATCCCAAGTACCGTTTTGTGTGTGCTGCACTTGCACGTCGTTTAGGCAAAACTTATATTGCCAATATTATTGGTCAACTAGTTACCTTAGTACCAGGTTCCAACGTACTTATTATTTCACCCAACTATAACTTAAGTTCCATTTCATTTGAACTCCAACGCAAACTCATCAAACACTTTGATCTCGAAGTCGCACGTGATAACCTCAAAGATAAAATCATTGAATTGTCCAATGGAAGTACTATTCGTATGGGCTCTTTGGGTACCGTTGATAGTACAGTGGGTCGTAGCTATGACTTGATTATCTTTGACGAGGCTGCCCTTGGTGAAGGAGGTGAAGCTGCTTTTAACGTTGCACTACGCCCTACACTAGACAAACCCAATGCCAAGGCCATTTTTATCTCCACACCTCGTGGTCGTAATAACTGGTTTAGTCAATTTTGGAATCGTGGCTTTGATGAGAACTTTCCGGAATGGATTAGCCTACAAGCTGACTACACCGAAAACACTCGCATGGCTGAGTCGGATGTGGCAGAAGCCCGCCGTTCCATGAGCAAAGCCGAGTTTGAACAAGAATACTTGGCCAGTTTTACTGTGTTTGAGGGTCAGATTTATAGTTTAAAAGAGGACGATGTTGTTGAAATTCCAGAAGATTTACGAGGTGAAGCGTTTGCTGGATGCGACCCTGGTTACCGAGATAGTACTGCTTATTGCACTATCATCTATGATTGGGGTCGTGATTGCTTTTATATTGTCGACGAGTACTTAAAAGCTGAAAAGACCACAGCTGAGCATGCTGAGGCGTTTACTGAGCTGAATACTCGTCATGGTGTTGAAGTCACCTTTATTGACTCGGCTGCTGCGCAGTTTGCTAGTGACCTTGCCTACCTATACAATATATCAACTACCCGAGCCAAAAAAGATGTGCTTCCTGGCATTGCTTATGTGCAGACCTTACTACAGCAGGGTCGACTTAAGGTAGCGCCGCACTGTACAAACGTACGTGCAATGTTTGACCAATATCGTTGGGATCAACGTGAGAATCTCCAGCGTGAACGCCCACTGCACGATCAGTATTCGCACATGGCCGACGCAGTCCGTTATGCACTTTATTCTTATACGATATAATGGTATAAAAAATTTGTGCATTGACTTTTTGTTGCCTGAGTGTTATAATACTAGGTAATTGTGGAGTACTTTGTTCCACTTGGAGAAATAAATGGATAGAACACAATATGAAGCGTTGCTAAAAGCAGCTTTTGCCAGTGAGTTCTCGTTCTTCTTAAAAGCCGCTAACTTTCATTGGAATGTAGAAGGCCCTGACTTCAAACAATATCACCAACTGTTTGGCGATATTTATGGTGAAGTATATGGGTCTATTGATACATTTGCCGAAGAACTTCGCGCTGCCCGTATCTATGCACCTGCTAGCTTTACGGTTTTAGATGACTTGAGCATGGTTGAATGTCAAGACAGCGTACCAGGCACACTGTCAATGATTCAAGAATTATTAAACGATTCTGATGCTATGGCTGAGATGCTTGGCACAGTATTTGCTGCAGCTGAAACCATGGGCGACCACGGGCTTTCAAACTTTTTAGCAGATCGTCAAGATGCACACCGTAAACACTCTTGGATGTTACGCTCGACCTTGAAATAATGGCAAAAAACACAAACAAGCGAATTCCCGTAAAGTGGGTTCGCGACAGAGCCAAAGCGGCTTATGAAAAGAAAGATGTTTGCCATATCTGCGGTACTTCCACAGATTTAGAGCTGCATCACCTACACTCAGTTACTATACTCTTAGATAAATGGGCTGAAGCCAAAGGTTATGATATTTCCACAGATGAAGGCATTGTAGCTGTTAGAGACGAGTTTATCGACGAGCATCGCGTAGAGTTATATGATCAAGTTTACACCCTTTGTAATCGTCATCATGTAGCGCTTCACGGAGTTTATGGTAAAGCTCCTCGCCCTGGTTCGGAACCGAAACAGGCTCATTGGATTGAGATGCAGCGTGCAAAATATTCGGATGGTGAAGTATCTGTTCCACAAAAAAGCTTTGGTAGTTTTTTCTCTGAGTTCACTTAAGGGAAAAAACTATGTCATGGTTAGATAATACAAAAGGCTGGATTGTTGAAAAACTTAATCCGGCTCAAGCTCGTATTGCACAGCAAGCGGGCACACAGATTGGTTCTGAAAGCAAGATTACATATCAACAAGCTTTCCAAAAAGTTGAATCAGTCAATCGTTCGGTGAGTATGTTGGTTAGCGCCACAGCTTCACTTGATTACGATATTAAAGATAAATTAAATGATAGCGTTGTTGTTGGAATTCGTCAGAAGTCGTTAAATACACTTTTGAACTTTCGACCTAATCCTTATCAGTCAGCACAAGATTTTCGTCAAGCAATCTTCACAGACTATATCTTAGAAGGTAATGCGTTTGTACACTTTGACGGTGTATTTATGTACCACCTACCAGCAGCAAATGTTGAGATCTTAACAGACGTCAAAACATTTATTCGCGGATACCGGTATAACGGTATGGTGAACTTTGAAGAGTCTGAAGTGTTCCACTTCCGTGATATTAACTCACATAGCATCTATCGAGGTGCTAGTCGCTTGGAATCAGCTCAGCGCTCTATTGCAACGCTTTATGCTATGCAAGATTTCCAAGAGAATTTCTTTGAAAACGGAGCTGTATTTGGACTGGTGTTAACCAGCGAAAATACACTTTCACAAGTTGCAAAAGAAAAAACAATTCAATACTGGTTACAAAAGTACTCAACTAAACAAGGTGGCAAACGCCCTGTTATTTTAGACTCAGGTTTAAAACCTGCTCAAGTATCCAACCAAAATTTTAACGACATGAACTTCGATCAATCAATGAAGACTCATGGCGAAAGAATCATGCAAGCTATTGGTGTTCCTCCTATCCTTTTACAGGGCGGTAATAATGCCAACATTAGTCCTAATTTACGACTCTTCTACTTAGAAACAGTACTTCCGATTACTCGTAAGTTTACTTCTAGTTTAGAGCGTTATTTTGGGTATGACATTGATGTAGTTACAGCAAATGTAAGTGCACTACAGCCAGAACTAAAAGATATTGCTGCCTATCATTCGACTTTAGTCAATGCGGGTATCATTACAGCTAATGAAGCACGTGAAGAATTACGTTATGAAAAGAAAACTGGTCATGACGAAATAAGAATACCCGCTAATATTGCGGGTTCGGCTGCTGATCCGTCGAAAGGTGGTAGACCCACAGATAATCAGCAATAAAGGGGTAATATGGTAGATAAAAGTAAAGTACTGTTTTTAAACAGTTCATTTATCAAGAGCGACACTCCACCTACCACCGATGGAAAAATTGCTAGTGTGACGATCGAAGGATACGCAAGTACCAACGATGCAGATCGACATGGTGATATTGTTCCAGCAAGCGTTTGGGAAGCGGGCATTAAGAATTACTTGAAGAATCCAGTAATCTTAGCGTATCA